CTGGCCTTGGCATTGGCTATTCAGGCACGCTCGACATGGTGGCGCAAATGACTGACGGCTCCATTGCCCTCGTCGATTGGAAAACCAGCTACAAGGAAAAGCCGAATTATCAACTGGCCGACTACAAACGGCAACTTGGTGCCTATTCCATGGCAGTAGAGCAAATGTACCAGCAGCCCATTGACGAGGCATGGTGCGTCATTGCCTGCTACGACCCCGAAAACGAAGAAAGCGAGCCGTCATTGCAGCTCATCCACCTTGATGGTTTTGAGCTGATCAACCAGCAGCGCATCACGGCAGACACTGTTAAGAGATATTTCAAAGACCACTACCCAGGAGGCAAGGCATTTGCGCTCACCATGGATAGAGGGTAAGATTGGCAGGCCCACAAAGGGCTCCATCACTCCTCAGGAGAAACACCATGGCTGGAAAGCCTCCAATCACTGCTGCTATCGACCTCACGGTTGACGTTCTGAGGGCCCTCAAGGAAGCAGGCCCCAACGAGCGCGGCAACTATTCTCTCGACATGGCCGTCTGGCCGAACGAGCGCAAAACTTCCGACCGCGCCCCTGGCTTCACCGGTTCCGTCAAAGTGAAGGGGCAAAAAGACGGTGCCAAGGGCTATGCCAGTCTTTGGGACAATCGCGACGCTGGTTCTGACGATCTGTTCTAACTGGCTTGTTCATGAGGGCGCGAGAGCGCCCTTTCTTTTCTCTTTCAACCATGATCCTCAACGACATTGCCATCAGCAAGCTTGCTGAAAACGACATCTTGATGCCTTATTTCGGCAGCAAGCAGCGCATGATTGATAACCATGCAGCCATCAGTTTTGGTCTTAGCCAATGCGGCTATGACATTTGCCTAAGCGATAAAAGCTTTAAGGTGTTCAATGGAAAAGACCACAGAAAAGATCGTCGCCCCATCCTCGATCCAAAGCTCATGCCCACGCAAGGCGTGGAAGCACCATTGAACCATGGGTCAGAAGGCTGTTGGTATGTGCTGCCTCCCCATAGCTTTGGCCTTGGCATCAGCCTTGAGCGTTTTACCATGCCGAACAATGTGTTTGCAATGGTAGAAGGCAAATCCACTTATGGACGTTGCGGGCTCATCGCCAACATTCTCCCCATTGAACCCGGCTGGAGCGGTCATTTGACCATGTGTCTTGTCAATCCCACTGCGTTTGGCATTCGCCTTTATGCGCTTGAAGGCATTGCGCAAGTGGTGTTTTTTGATTGCGGACAAGTGGGAGAGGCCTATTCTGGCCACTATCAAAACCAAGACGCTAAGGTGCAGTTAGCTGCAGTGTAGTCTTGAGCGCTCTTGAAGATCAGTTTCTCAGCCTTTGGCAAGCGCATTTTCCAAAGTTAATTCTTGAAAGAGAATTTTCTGACATTGATGCGTGGGAAAAAGATTTTCAAGAGCGCTATTCCCGTAGTAAACGATCGAAACGGTATCGCCTTGACTTTGCTCACCCCCTCTCTTGCACTGGCGTCGAAATCCAAGGTGGCGTTTACAGTCGTGGCCGCCACGTCACTGGCTCTGGTTATGAGCGCGATTGCAAAAAATATAATCTTGCGTATACAAGTGGCTGGACGATCTTCCTCCTAACTTCTACCATGGCCAAAGACTCGGCCTGGCTTTCTTTGATTGCTTCGCACATTGCTGCACAATCTCGGCAGCTTCGTTCATAAGCTCATCTGCAGCTCGCAAATCAAGCTCTTTCTTGGCCAGTGCTTGACGCAGTTGGATGTTTTCAAGCATCATGCTTTGCAAGGCTGTGTTCATGGTGGACCAACCTTCAAGCAAGTTTTTTGCCACTGGCTTCAATTGATCCAAGCTTGAGCACTCGTCAATTGCTCGCTTGTTCACCGTCAAAGCAAACTCTCGCTCTGCCGAATGCTCGAACGGTCCCATGATGCCCCGCTTGATCTGACCATTGTAGACCATCTCCACTGGAATACAAAAGCCCATGTCTTCACCTTCGTTTGTTGTCTTTAGGCTAAAGCAGCACGATGGTCGCAAGAGTTTTGTCAAGGCAGTGGATGATGGTAGGAATGCCGAAAAAGAAGGTTCGGACGGCCAGAAAGTCTTGCGTCCACTGAGCAGAAAGCATAGACTGCCGCAGTTGCCTAAGAACTATGCATGGACCATTGGAGAGCGAGTGGTGCTGGTCACCCTCACAGGGGCTGGTATGGTGCCGACAAGCCTCTTCGGCGTCTTCCAAGGCTTTGTTAAAAGCAATGGAAGAAAAGCGGCAGTGGTCGCCTGGGAGCGAAAGGATACTCTCGTCTCTAGTACAGTGGCAATTCAACGCATCCGCCCCATCGCCTTCATTCCTCAATGACAAGCTCTAATGACGTGACTGATAAACTTACACGGTTTACCTCCTTGTGCATCAGCGCATTTTTAATTTCTTGCTTGCGTGCATGGATGCTGAGCTTATGCGCCGCCATTTTATTTCCGACCTTCGTGCTCGGGTTTTGGCAGTGGTGGCTCCTTGCTGTTACCTTTCGCCTCATGACAGGCACTGATCGCACCTCTAATGACTAATTTCCCTTCCATTGACCCCCTCAGAGACGGCAAGAGCCTCGTGGCTCTCATTGATTCCATGGGCAATAGTTTGTCTGTGGTCAATGATGCCCGTCAAAGCTTTGACAATAGAAAAGAACAATGGGATGAGAAGGACGAAAAGCTTCTCAATTATCTTGCTCGCGAGCACCATACAAGCCCATTTCGTGGCGTAGTGTTCAAATGGCAAGTGAAAGCGCCTTTATTTGTTGCTCGTCAATGGTGGAAGCATACCGTTGCTTCTACTTACGTCGACGATCAACTTGGTTGGAATGAAAAGAGCTTTCGCTATTGCTCAGCAGAAGATGCTCAGTTTTACATGCCTGACCAGTTCCTGGGACAAGCGGAGAGCAACCGCCAAGCGTCTGCAGGGCCCGTTGGGGCAAGTGAGCAGTCAAGGGCCAGGCTCTTCTATGTACAGGGCATAGCGACGGCCAAAGCGGCCTATGAGGAGCTAATCGCAATGGGAGTGAGCAAGGAGCAGGCTCGAGCCATCCTGCCTCCTGCCATGTACACCAGTTTCGTCTGGACTTGTTCGCTGCAAGCATTGCTGCATTTCATCAGTCTTCGCATTGGCAAGGGCGCTCAGTATGAAATCGTGGCCTATGCAGAGGCTTTGCTGGAACTTGCTCGTCCCATCGCTCCTGAAGCCTTTGCGGCTTTTGAAACCAACAACTACCAATTCTGATCATGCACGATCCTGTGAATAGCCCGTCGCACTATGCCAGCGGCGCCATCGAAGCCATTGAGGCCATCGAAGCATCCATGAGCGCAGAAGCCTTCAAGGGCATGCTCAAAGGCAACATCTTGAAATATATTTGGCGCTATGAAATGAAGAATGGCGCTCAAGACCTCAAGAAGGCTCAGTGGTACCTTGATCGTTTGATTGCCATGGTTGAGACGGAGGAGGTGAAGGCCAATGACACGGCAACAAAAGTGCTTGCCATCATGCGAGAAGGCTTGGGCTTGGAAGAGGAGTGTGCAGACGGCTTTTGCCCCATGCCTTCCGTCAGACAAGGCCCCTCGGAGCTATTCGAGCCAATCAGCTAGCAAACTTTAATTGCGACAAAGGCGGCCATAAAGCCGCCTTTTGCTTGTCATCATGCACGGGAACCACCCGCTGCGTTTGCTCCATCCACTGCTCCCATTCTCCAATGTCCGTATGGGCACTGATGAAGCTATGGGCATGCACCCATGCAAGAAGCTTTTCTTCACGCTCTGGCGTCCAGAATTTTTGTGGCCGCCACCATTCAAACACCGGCAGACTTCCTTTGCTTGCGTTGCAAGATAGGCAAGCAGGGGCGCTGTTCCATTTTGAAAAATGCGGACCACCTTTGCTCTTGGGAACAATGTGGTCAATGGTCAGATTTTCCGTCCATTTGCCGCAATAGGCACAGGCACAGTGACCAAATGGGCCTCGCAGGAAGTAGTCTTCAAAAATACTTTTTCGGAAACGACGCTTAGCTTCTCCAGGACGTAATTCACAAAGGGAATAAAGAAGAAAGTCGGCCTCATTTCCTTTCCCCATGGCGAAATAAGTTGTCTTGCCTTAAGCCTACCCAGAAAAACAACGGCGTGGGAATTGTTTAGAATGGACAAAAAGCTTGCGTGCAATGAATGCCTGGCAGGAACAACTAGCGCATTTGGCCGTGAGCATCACTGCTGGAATGCTGCTCGCTACTGGCGGCATGATGATGAGCATTGGCCAGCAGCAAGTAAAGATCACCACGCAAGTGGAAAATATTGCAGAGAAGCTTGATCAACTCACGGAAAATATTAAGGGTTTGGAAACAAGGGTGCGCTCCTTAGAAATTGAACGCTAGGCTTTAAGAAACTTTCTTTACGATCATGACTGGCGTTGAATGGTTTGTTGTTGGCGGCATTGTCATTGCTGCGCTGGACCAAGTGATTCAGCACACTCCCTGGAAGGAAAACAACCTCGTCCAACTGCTGCTGACTGGCCTTAAAGCCATCTTTCGCGTGAAGGACTGAAGCTAGTGGCCACAAGCAAACAGTTCTGGGATGAATGCTTTCAGCTTGCTCGCAAGCACGGGGCGCGATTCCCAGAGCTTGTGGCGGCTCAGTGCTGTTTAGAGAGTGGCTTTGGCCAACACACTTCTGGCAAGCACAACTACCTGGGATTGAAGGGTGGGGGCAGCGTGGTATCCACGCAAGAATTTTACGATGGGAAGTGGGTGACAATTAAGGCAGGTTTCATTGATTTCCCGAGCTTGTCTGCCTGCATCGAATATCTGATCACCCGCTGGTATAAAGACTACAGGCAGTTCAAGGGCATCAACAATGCTCCCAATCGCTATGCAGCGGCGCGAATGCTTAAAGAGCAATCGTATGCCACTGATCCCGATTATCCTGCAAAATTGTCTAAGCTCATGAAGGAATATGCTCCTGAGAGCACTACTTTTACTATGATTGGCCCAAAGAAACGTCCGCAAGATTTTGGCTTCAAGAAAGGCGATTCGCATTTAATCGTGAACGATGCAGTGGAAACCATGAAAGCTTTCTCGTTTGAAGGGAAGCTTCTCTGGGAAATCCCTTGTCTTGCTCGTGGGCAATATAGTGATTTTGAATGGAAAATTACAAATTCTGACTGTCCGCCTGGGCTTTACAAGGTAGGAACTATTTATAGGGATTACGAACGTGTCGGAGATAAGCCTACTTATGATCGCACACTTATGGCTTACGGTTGGTACAGCTTTGATCTAATTGAGCTAGAAAATCAAGAGTCTAAATATGGCCGTGCTGGAATTATGATTCACGGAGGATCTAGCGCGCTTGGATGGCCAGGCGCATGGGCTCCAAATCAAAAGTTAATGCCAACCATGGGGTGCTGCAGGTGTAGAAATATTGATTTGCGAGACAAAATTTTACCTCTTGCCGACAAAGGTACTCTCTACGTGAGCGTTTTTCAGGAAAGTTAAATATGCCTCCAACGCTCTCGTCGGACGATCTTTCCAATCACCTGTATACCAACTCCGTACTCTTCTGCAAGTTGCCTGCTGTTTGACTTGGTTTTTGAGTAGCGAATATACTTTGCCCTTATTTCTAGCACTTGTGGTTCCGTAAGCCGAGCTTGATGATTTTTAGATCCCCATAGCACCGTGCCATGCTTTTTGCGGCCATTTTTAGATTAGTCCTCCATCTGTTGAGCTGCCATCTCCAAGAAACTCCATCCCATTAAAAGAAGAAGAGCTAAAAGAAGCAGGAGAATAAGGGTCATTTGGCCAAACGGGGTAATCTGGTCCTGTAATATAAGCAGCCAATGCGTCGGTGTCAACAGTAGCCTGAATAGATGCATTCTTTTCGCCCGTAGCAAGACGAATATTTTCTCGCCAAGTTTTCAGTAATGGATCAGCCGGACTGCCATTATCAGATTCGCGAATAATAATCCAATCAGTGGGAGCTAGCAGGCTATTAGCAGTTGTGCGAGTTTGTTGCATCCATTGTTCTACCAATTGAGAATGATCTTTCGGGATGGCCTTCCCTTCACTATCCCAGCCCCAGTAAAACCTTTGATCTGGTGGAGCCGGCGGATCTGGCATTTCTGTGATGCCAACATTGGCCTTGTCCTGTGGCGAAGAAAGTCTTAGCCAATTCGCTGGCAACAAAAGACCATCGAGGTCCAGGGGGGTATCAAGAGGAAGAGAACGTCCCTTGTAAACAAACATTGTTAAGAAATGCTACAAAACCGTGATTAACAGGTCTTTCATTGTATTGTAGCCATTCAATCAGCTCGTACTATGTCAACTCTTCAGCAAGCTTGGGTGCAATTTAGACAAGAGCGCTCAATCACACTTTGCCCGACTAGCCTCACCTCTGATTATACAGTTGTCGAAAAGTGGATAAATAACTGCCCTATTACCGACTTGACTCAAGGGCGTCAAATCATGACGTGGGTATTGCAGCAAACTCCTGTCAAAACAAGTAGAAGAGTGGCAATGTATATCAAAAGTCTTTATCGCTGGTGCTCCAATGAAGACATTGCCTTAATCGAAAGAAATCCCATAAGCTCTTTTCGCATGCCAAAGCCTCCCCAGGAAGATGAAGAAATCATCGTAATCCCAAGGCACGAAGTCGCTATTGTGCTTATTGCTTTGGAAGGCAGAAGAAAACCTTCTTCAAACTGGGCTGCTTATTCTGAATTTATGCTCCAAACCGCTATGCGCACTGGAGAGGTCAGAGCGTTGAAATGGGATGACATAAAAGAAAATAAAATCCTTGTGCATAGTAACTATACGCTTACGCATGGGCATAAAAACTCAACAAAAACCAACAAGAAACGCTGGGTTCCTCTCAATAAACGCTGCATAGAAATTCTTGAGACAATACCGCAAAAAGAAAATTACATTTTCCCGTACAACAGATATGCGTATCAAAGTTATTTTTATGATCGCATGAAAGAATTGCACTTGGCTGGGCTTACGGAGCACCGTTATCGCCCGTATGATCTTCGGCATACCGCTATCTCCCGCTGGATTGAAGCTCAAATTCCTGTGGCCCAAGTGGCAGCCTGGGCTGGGAACAGTTCAGAGGTTATTTGGAAACACTATTGCAATGTGACCCAAGAGTACGAAATGCCGACTCTGTAGGCGTGTTCACTACTAGCGGGCGCGGGCGTATTGGAAGGGTGATTCGGCGAAGGCGGCGTAGATGACTGTGTTTCCACTGGCACCAATTCCACCAATACTTGCCCTTACTTTGAATCCATTGGATAGGAAGTCAACGGCATCTGCTGTGCCTTCAGCTCCAGAGCTATCAGCAAAGAGGTAAGTATTGACTAGGTTGTAGGTGCTACGAGCGGAGTCCACCATTAGCCATGAGCCAGTCGTGCTAGACGCCTTCAGCAGAAGAAATCTGGGCCTAAAGCCTGTGAAACAAAAGGCATTATCGGATGTGCCGTTTGCAACATAACTGCCGAAAGAAGAGTACCCGGCTACTGGGGCGAAGCAGTAGGCGACTTGCGTCGATCCATTTGCAGCGTACCCAGCCTCCATCTGAAAGACAGTGCTGTTCACGGGGGTCCAGGCGTCTGCAAAAGTGACCGCTTCTCCCGTAAAGCTAAGGCGAATATATTTACTCGCACCCAAAGCCTTGTGGTAAACAAACCATTGTGTCGATAGGCCGCGAGCCTTTACTATGACAAACTCTGGTGCAACGCCTAGGCCGTGTCCGACGGTGCCTGTTGAGTTAAACGTGAAGGTAACAATCGAGAACCCCGCACTGGCATTAGCTCTCACACTCGAAGTGATGGAGCCT